ACTTGAATAAAATTGGAATTTTCATAAAAATTAAATGTAGTGGTTCCAATTCCACTGATATTAGCCGATCCCGTTGTGGTAACAATACCAGCACCTACACTAGGATCTGCTTGTCCCCTATTTAAGTCTTCTTGTGTAATTTTATACTTGAGATACATTCTCTCAACACCATCAAAATGCCTCTCTTGAAAGTATTGGAGCGCATCATCAACTAAATCATCGATCTGGTCGTCATCAACGTTAATTTCCAGTACAGGTGCTCCTAATCTTCTTAGGCAGTAATCAATTAATTGTTGTCTGGTTGCTGGTTTTGCCATTAGTAAGTACCCCCATCTATTGCATTTGACCAAGTAGGAATATTGCTATTATCCGTTGTCATTATATAGTTTGTATAATCTATTCCATTCTGTGGACTATTTGTAGAAACCATTAGTCCACTGGAATTGAAATATGGCATTCCGTTGGTATAATATGGTCCATAATATAATCCACCAGATACTGTGGCAATTCCAGATATAATCGCGTTTCTGGCAGTAAATTCATCAAACTTTAGGTCATCACTTACATATAAGTCACCATCAACATATACATCACTTTTAAATGTTGTCAGACCTACAAATGTAGAAACCCCCGTTACATTTAAGTTATTGACGGTGGCAATACCAGTTACTCTACCATTTCTAGCGGTAAATTCGTCAAATATTAAATCATCACCAACTCTTAAGTCTCCATCAATAAAGACATCATTTTTAAAAGTACTTACGCCAACAAAAGTAGATATGCCACTTACATGAAGTTCTCTTATAGAACCAATGCCACCAATTACATTTTCTGCAGTTACGGCTCTACCACCAGCTGATCCGGAAATGCTAGAAATTACTTTTACGGCATTTTGTTGTCCAACTCTAACTTTGATATCGGACATTAGCGAGTAACTCCTTCTGTTACGATAACCATTCCTTCAATTACTCTATTCTTGACTCCAAATTCATCCGTAATTACAACATCATAAATGTATCTTCCTGCCTTTAAAGCAGTCGTTTGTGTAGCAGTTAGTCGCAGCAAAATTTGACCTATTGTTGGTGGGGACTCAATAGTTGCGGTAAAAGATGTTGAGCTGGTGCTTCCAGCCCATTTTCTCATCTGAGCTGCTACTGTGTAACCAGTCAAATCAAAGGAAGAATTTGTATCGGTTCCTTCTAAAGTAAATGATTGACTGAAATCGGCTCCAGAATTTACGACTAGATTATTTACATATACTGCAGCCATCTATTCTTTAAAGCTCTACTTTTTATTTATATTTCAAGTGCTCCCAAAGATTGAATGACTTCTTGTTGTTTCAAATATAATTTGCAATATAGTTTTGAAAAATTTTTAAGTTCATCAAAATTCATCTCATCAATGAGTCTTGAATGTTTTTCGTATTCAAATAATTTATTAATGGTATCAAGTGTAATATCATCTGGATCCATTGACAATCTCCTTTAATAAAGATTTAATTTCATTGATATCTTCTTTAATCTTGTCTAATTCGTTTTTTTGTGTCTCTCTATTGTTTAAACTATTTACATATTGGTTGTATGCATTACTGTCGCAATTTAAAATTGCTCCGGAATTTTCATCACGATATAAATTTGGATGTCCTTTTACTGGTATCATCATCGGATTGCAATACACCTCAAATCTTTAAAACGAGGAGGATAAGCCTGATTTGTAGAAGACATTACGATTTTGATTGTAAATCCACTAAATTGACCAAGATTATTGGCAGAAAACTCATATTCTAAAAATTGATTTTGATTACTTGCAGGAACAAAAATATCTGGTAATCCACTATTATTTGCAGGATCTATAATATCAAGATATCCATCGTTATTATTGTCTATTGTTAAATTATTATATCCTGGGAATAATTCAAATGATTGTTCAACTTCACTAGAATCTGCTCTTAATAAACTGTAAAGAACTCTAAAATCCGCAGAAAAATGTCTATATGCTGAAAGAATCACTTTAAGAGAAGTTGCTGGTTGAGCCAATCTCACAGTATTTGAAACATATATTGCAGCATGAGGATCTTCTAGAATAGAGTTAACTCTACCATCCTGCTGATAATTAGTTATTGGAGAATTGATTCTATTACTATGGAAATCAGTAAATGATGTATCTAAAAATATTTGTGGAGAAACGTACTTATTACTGGTACGCAATGTAATTGCTGTTGTAAATGATTTATTTCTTGGTAGAGAAGTTAAAAATGTGTCTTCATTTACTTTTGATGCAACTATTCTAGACGAGGAGAGGGTATTTAGTGAGTTTAACTGAATGTCTTCATATCCTAAATCTTGGAATGAAACTTCATTTCCACTAATGCTGGTGCCACTGACCGATCTAATTTTTGCTGAAACGGAAGTTTCTGCTCCCGGAGTTCCAATATCATAGAATGGAATTATTGCATCGTATTGTATATTTTCTGATGCAAAAACTTTAGATCCTCCAGAAGTTATTTCTGAAGAAAATGATAGTTGTGGATATGCTGTAGGTGTGTTATCACTACTCCTATTGACTCCGTTGGAAGTTCTATCAATTTCAATATAATAATTATCAATATCCAATCCAGTATCACTAATATCATGGGTTGTATTAATTCTTCTCAGGGAAATTCCGTTGAATTCATATTTGTATACCAAAGTATTTGTAGAATGTGGAATAGCAAGGGTTGAAGATTGTCCTCTCGTTATAGTCTCCAAAGTGCCAGATCCAATACTTTCATATCTGATGATTTCATTTTCAATGAGTGCATATCCGGGATTTGTTCCATTTACACTCTTACCTTCAAACGTTGAGAAGTTTGCGGTACTAGCAACAGAAATTGATGTTGCAGATGCAGTTATAGATTGGGATAACGTTGTAAATTCTGCATTTGGAGATACTCCACTAATTGAAACTTTATTGTTTGGGGCATACATTCCATGATTAAAATGATTTAATCTAGCAAAGTTTCCACTGTAGATGGAACCTACTGGAGTAGAACTTCTAATAACTGTCGATGCTAAAGAAACTGAGTTATTAGATGTATCAAAGTAAACCAGATTTGCCGTTCCATCTGCAGTAAATGCCTCTCCTTGGACATTGTTGAGGAAAAGGGTATCAATACCATTGTTATTGCCCGTAATTGTAATTCTAGCGTCTCTACCACTATTGCTTGAAACCGATGAAGTTACGATTCCAACTACATCTCCAACTGCATATCCATTTCCAGCACTGACAATTGATGCTGCAGTAATTGCTCCGCCAGAAGCGGTTATATTTAATGTGAGACCAGATCCATTTCCAATAATATTGTATGTTGAAACGCTAGTGTCCGAAACGTAATTTGATCCTGCTGTGGTAACTCCTACAGAAGAAACTGAGCATCCAGTACCAACAATATAACCATAATTATATGTTTTAATGCTTTCACTAATTTTCCTTCCAGTCGTTAGAATTCCAACCATAGCGGAACTGGTGGTTGTCGTAATGCCAATGTTTACTTTTCTTGGAAATACTGTAAGTGGATTATTTTGTAGATTTGAGATATATCCATTACTTTCATTTAAAGTTGGATTATAGAAATATGCAGTGGATGGCGTATTGGTGACAAAATTTGCTCTATATAAAGTAAATTTCATGTCCTGATATTGGTCCGCAGTCCAAATAGATCCATTTTGGGATTTAAAAAGACTTCCCATAGCAAATTGTTGGGTATATATAACAGCTTCAGAATCTGGAAGATTTTTAGTTTGTATTGTTTTTTTACCCATTTCGGCAATAAAAACTTCATATTCTATACTTTCTGGAGCCAATAAGACAAGAGCATATTCTAAACCAGGGGCTAGGTAAATAGGATAATCAAATGTTGCTTTTGTTACTGCAGTTGCATCATCTGAAATTTGAATTTGATCAGGTCTAAGAGTAACGGGATTTCCAACTACAGTTGTTGTAGGCGTGCCCAATTCAACGGTTCTTATTTCAACTGTAACAGGGTTATTCCCACTATCTTTTTTATAGAAGAATAAATCTAATTCCGTTAAAAATCCACCATCTTGATCCACCGTAAAAGTTTGAGCAAGAGGATCTTTTCCTCCACCCCTATCTTGTTGGGGGAATTGTGTTTGCTCGAAGTTTGTTGTTACTCTTGTTATATTAGTTGTAGTTAGACGAGTAGTAGTTACTGTTGTTGTATTTGTAATCGTTGTCTCATACAATTCTAAAGTTCCGTCTGAAACATAATTGGTTTCGGCAGTAGAAACTGTAGTGCTTCCCGGCACAGCAACTTCATTTGTGGGACTAGAAGTAATTTTATATGTTTTTGTGCCAGTGTTAATTCTTACATCTGGAGCTGGAGTAGTATTAGGATCTCTAATGAAGAAAGAACCAATTAAATCTCCATAGTTGTCAGATATCAGTCTGAGATCTTTTACGTATGCTATCGCTCCGCTTGTCTGCCCAACAAGCTTAGCACCTTTTACAAGATATCCAGAATAAAGACCCTGTGCTTCTTCTGATATTGAATATGTATCAAGATTTAAAATTTTAGATGAAGCACTATAAGCATCTGGTATAGATTCAGATCTTGAATAAGGATTAACTGTAAATTTGGTTGTTGGTGAATTAAAAGGTCCAATTTTATGAGATGGCATTGCCACCCTAAAGGAAATTATTTTATTGTTTTGATTATCATATCCAATAACAGTTTCTCCAATTGTAAATGCAGATGAAGCGCCATAATTTTCTAAAGATTCACTATTTGCAATTTCAATAAGTTTAGGAATAAAATCTACTGATCCATTACCGTCTAAAAATTGGTAATATCTAGTATATGGTTTTAAACTAGTAATTGAAAATTCAGTATTTCTAGATCTCATATATTCTTCGGCACGAGATTCTACTAATCTTGTAGAACTAGTGCTTCTAACAGAAGAACTGGCAGTTTCAGTTACTGTTTGAGAAAATTCAGTTGAAAGTTCAGTTCTACTTGCATTAGCGCCATTGTCAACTCTAACTGTCCTGTCACCTAAAACGGTATTATCTCTTTCAACTAAAACAAAGTCAGTAACAGATATCGTTTTATTTGGTAGTTGTACAGTTCTTACCCAGTTATCCCTATCAGGAGATAGTTTAATTGATCCTTTATATGAAATTACATGAAATGGATTAATATTTTCAACTTGAGTCGCAAGAGGTTGATCAATCCATTTTTCTGATGTATATTTAAGAGTAACGGTGTCTCCCGTTTTTTGTACGTTTGAATCTATTAAGTTATAGTTGGTGGAAAGATCAATTTCTTCATCTGTAGTATTAAGTGCTGGGGCAAGATAATTTTTAAGGCTATTGCGAGAAATAATAGGTCTCATTTCTTGCAACTCTGGATCTATCTCAAGAAGTGATAAGTTTAAATTAACTCTTTCATAATTTTTAAAATCATCTACAAAAAATCCAGTTTTAAATCTGTTAAATCCTTGAGAATCTTGTACCTGTAATGTTTGAGTACTTAGCTCTAGAAGTGATAAGGAAGTTATTCTTTCAAGATTCTTAACCCTATTTTCAATGAGACCAATGTCTCTCATTGTATATCTTCTATTGTCTACTAATGACAATGTTGCACTTTTTGGAGTATAGAGATATGGTGGAAGATTAATTGTTGCAATCTCCATCACATCATCAATTTTAATAGGAGATTTTGGATTTGAAGAAGAATCTCCCTGAATATAGGTAAATTCTCCATTTTTGTTAAGATAAACTTTATCTACTCGTCCAATATAATAATTGTATCCAATAATAGTGCTTTCATTGGGGGTTAGATTTAACTTAATCGAGGAACTAAAGTTTCTGTTTGAAAAATCAAATGGAGAAGATGAAGATCCAGAAAAAACTGAAACTCTGGGTCTAAAGTCTAGAGTATCCGATGCCCTTAAATTTTTGTTTCCAAGCAGAGGAACATCGTTGGCAAATTGCTCTTTTTGATAGCTCAATACAGTAAACACATCTCCATTATCCGTGGAGGGCACACTAAAATAATCAAAAACAACTAAAATTCTCTTAGAAGGTTCTGTTTCTCCTTCATTTCTTACAATTCTGGAGTAGTCATAGTATTGATCCTTTTGACCTTTGTCTAACTTAAATCTATTTGTAATATCATTGTAACTCCCTATAGTAATAAAATCAATTTCTCCGGTAATATTTGACTCCTCAAATGTAACACTTTCGTTAGTTAAAAATCTATTTGAATTTAAATATACAACACCAACACTATTTGTAGATCTTGTAACTACTCTGGCTACACAACCGCTTTCAGATCCTAGAATATTTTCCCCAATAATAGCGTTTCCCCCAATATTTAAAACACTACTAAAAGATATAGAATCAAGAGAAGGATTGGATGTGTTTAAAGATTCATAAACTGCTATAATGTTTGCAACATCTGGATAGTTAAGTGAGATTTCTTGATCTTGCACCCTCAATCCATAATATGGATTATATTCAAGACCATCATTGATAGAAGTGCTAATTCCACTACCAGATTGTGGGTATTTTGAATAAATTACGTTAATTGTTTGACTTCTATTATATTGCTTTTCTTTGCTTTGAACCCCATTTTTAATAAATGTTGCGTTAATTGATGAAGTGGTTTTACCAGACGTAAGATTTGATAAAGTAACTTGATTATTGGATAATGAAAACTGATCTGATGTTAGCGATTGAGTTGTGCCATCAGTGTAATGCACAGAATAACGCTCTTCATCAAACGCTTGGAATAAAGCGGTTGTTAAACCTGATGGTAGAGAAAAATCAGATACTGATAAAACAATTGGACTACTTGATGACTTAGCACTCGTTGATTGAGCACTAAAAGTTAAAATAGAATCATTCAAATCTATTGATGATAGATTTGAATTTGGAACTTCTGCATATAAGAATCCTTTTTCAAGATTATTGATTGAAGGAGTCCCAACACTGAAAGATATATTTGTAGAAACACCAATCGATCCATCACAAACACCACTGACACTTGCAACACTTGCAACCGTCATCGAAGATCCAGTTAAACTAACACTAGTTACTCTATTAAAATTTTCTAAAGATCCTGTTGGTGTTTGATATCTGATAATACTTCCGGGTTTGATTGAATTAAAGAATTTACCTGGGGAAGTTATAACTCCACCAGCAGTTATATTAACCGTATCGGCAGCATTAAAACCAATTGGTAATTGCTTTCCTAAAACAGAATCTCCCATAAAGGCAGTAGTAAATCCAGATACTGCCGTGGATTGATACACTTGCTTGATATCTTGACTGTCATATACGGTGATATTCGCAATTGATCTGGGATACAATTCTAACCCGTTAATAATAATCTGCTCACCCTTTACAAAACTTCCAGAAGTTTGGCGTAAATTGACAGTAGTTGTGCCATCTCCAGCAGAGACTGCATATCCACTTGCACCACTACTCTTTCCTTTAATAAAAGATGTTGCTGGCAACTGAGATATAGATAATGCTTGATTTAGAATTAATGTTGTATAAGTTTGAATATCATAAAGATATAAATCCCAGTTTGTAGAAGCAGAAGAATATGCAGAATCCGTCAGTCTAAAATTATAAACCTTGGCATCTCCAATTTTTGTTGTAGAACTTGGATTTCCCGATGAGCTTCTTCTGACAGAATGTAATTCTAATGATTGATTTTGTTTCGGTGATCCTGTTATATTATTAATTCTCAACAAGTTTCCCATTTCAAATGGAATACTTACATTTTCAACACTTTGAGTTTCTCTAGGTTTTGGTACATCTAAAATGGTAGTAGAAACCTTTTCAATGTCATATCCTCTGACGTATGCTTTGCCGGGAGACAATTTAACACACATTAAATCATCTGATGGTGTATTTCCATTTTCTGTTTTTTGATTTTCAAAAAATAAACCATTATTTCCAAGTCTGTTATTTAAAGAATCATGTAAGGAAATTTTAAAAGGAGTTACTGAATAGTTTCCCGATTCGTCAAAAGTTCTTTGTGCCAAATAATCTTTAATCAAAGAGTATTGCGTATTTGTATTTAATTTTTTGACTTGCCCTGCGTCTAATCTAAGAAGTTCAATAAAATCTACGTCAGTATCAACACTATCAATTGTTTTTTTGGTTAAAGATAGACCTATTTTAAATCTATCCGCTCCAGGAGCAGCATAGTTTGTAAATCCTTTTGCATTATCATAAAGAGAGTCATCTTCTTTTGCTGTTATGATTTCTTCAGATACTTTAAGACCAACTCGATATGATGGTGTGTTTGTATAGTAATCTAAAATAATCGTTTGCTTAGAAATATTTACAAAAGTTCCTCTTACAAAATAAATTCCAGTGTCAATAGAAACTGCAGACCCAACGGCGGTAGCATCGGAAGAAATTAAAGATGCAAATGGGTTTCCAGCTACAATGGTTGTATTTCCATATACTACATTTTCACTTGCAAACAGTGATTCTCCATTTTGAAATGGTGTAATATCAAAATTATTACCAGAATCAAGATATTTTACGTATAATGTAACATACTGTAAATTATTAATTGAGTCTGGTATTTCAATTTTTTGAATTGTTCCAGTTACACCAGAAATTTGCCCAGTAACTTTCTTGCCTAAAAATTTATTGATGTATAGTGAAATATTGACACCAAAGTTTGATGGGTTTAATTTAACAGCATTGAACTGTGAATCATATGTTAAGTTTCCAGGAATTACTACAGATCCTTCTTTAAAAATATGACTACCAAACGATTCAATCTGATTTTGTAGAATAGATTGAATATTATTTAATTCTCTTGCTTGGACGGGTCTTCCTGGATTAAAAAGAACTTTGTAAAAGTTCTTTTCGGCGTCAAAATCGTCAAAGTATGGGCTTACATTTAAATTTGTTTTTTGTGCCATTGGTTAGAATTCCAGGATAATTTTAATGTCTTCTTTTTGTCTAACATTACGAGTTACAAGAGGTCTATTGTCAATATAAATTATGTCTCCTGTTTTTTTATTTATTTCTGGATTTGCAAGACCATTTGTAAATGTTACTCCAAGATTTATGATTGAATTGTTTACTGTGGTTGTAATTCCAGAGAAGGAAGAAACTTGTCCAGAAAATCCACTTGTCTCACCAACCACATTTCCACCGGTATAACTAAAATTAATATTTGCATTTGCCGATGTAGAAACTCCCACATAATCGGTTTGATCGTGTGTAGAACCATAGTATAAAGACCTGTCTCTAAAATATTTTAGAACCTTAGTGTCTGAATCATATGATGCAACATATCCTACGGCAATTCCGGTAGAAACTGTTTGATTAATTTTTTCACCAACTTCAGGTAAAAATGAATTGACAGAATCAAATTTAATTGCATATAATCCAGAAAACTCACCACTACTAAAAGTTTCTGTGGATATAAATTTTGTTGGATTTTTTAAAATTCCAATCTGACAAAATTTTGTATTTGTTGGGAAGTCTCTAGTAGAATCATCAAATCTTGCGTATATCATTACCCTATCAGCACCCAATTCTTTATATAAATCAAATCCATGCCCTCTAGATGGCGGTATAATGGGGATTAATTTTGCTGGGTTACTGATAGTGCCTCCTGGTTGTAGAGGACCCAGATCGACGATTCCATATGTGTATCCTGTGCCTCCAGATGTTACTGTCGTATCTATGATTTCTCCATTAGCATTTGTCTCCACAAATACTCTTCCACCAGTTCCATTTCCCAGAATATCAACTTCTCCAGATGTGTAATTTGAACCAGTATTATCAATATAAACAGTCTTAATCTGATTATTGTTTATTGATGAATCGCCATTTTCTCTCACCGCAACAATTTGAGAATCTGTAGACGTTTCCCAATTATTTGGCAAAGTTACATATTCTGTAGAATCGAATTTTACAATATCTGCTGGAGAAACTGTAAATAAGTATTTCCAAACATACCCATCTTCTCCAGTTCCTGCTATTGTTGGCTCTAAATCTGTAGTTGTTGGCTCATATTGTGATTGATTACCAGTCGTATTAATTCCACTTGACCCATTTTCTATACAAATATAAACATTGTAATCACTATTCAACACATAATATTCTGAGTCATAAAGTCTAGCTCTTCTTGACACCGGAGAAAGATTGTCTACGCTATAATCATGCCTATACATGTCATATTTTTTACCTCTCTCCCAGTCAACTCTTTTAACTACTCTTCTTATATTTGAAGAAGTAACTTTTTTCCCAAAAAGAAGAGTATCTTCATATTGAGTCAAATAGTCTAAATTATCTGTAGGATTTGGAATTACACCATTTGTTATTCCTGGTCCATCCCAATTCACATTTCTACCAAATCCAGTATAAATGTTTGGGTTAGTAAGACCAACCCAAACATAATAAGAATTAGAAGAATCATCAATCGATTCTATAAAATTACTAGCATTTAAAATTCTGAATTGATCTGTTACAAGTGCAGACATCTATATAATTCTTTTTTTTATATTTATATTGAGTTAGAGATCCTTTTTCAAAGATCCATTGCTTCTTAACCCATATCCTCTTCTCTGAATGATTGGATATGTGGAGAGCCCAGCATTGTATCCAAGAGTGGTTATTCCAACACTTGAAGTATATCCACTAACTCCTATCGAAATTGGAGAAGTTGATCTAGAAAATCCAGATAGTCTTCCCCAGGTTAATCTTCCAACAGGATAGTCTAAGGTGCCGGTGGTTGCTATTCCGACCACAGATGTATTCGATGCAATGTTGCAAGTTATAATTCCTATTGCAGAGTTAATTGCATGAATTTTATAAACGTTATTTAAGAATGATGTGCTTATAGCAACAATGTCCGTATCATTTGTATTAATTGATGTAACTCCTTGCCCAACAAAAGTTTCGGAAATGTAAATGGGATATCCGGATTGTAAATCTGGGAAAGAGAATGGGTCTCTATCTAAAGTAAACTCAAGTGCCAGTGAGGTTCCAACTCCATTTGTTGTTGCAATTCCAATAATGGACACAGAATATCCTTCTACATCAGAAATGTCAGTAATTATTTCATATTCTTCTGCAGAATCATTTGAAAAAATAATTGCATCAAAGTTAATTGGTGATGCATTTTCATAATTAAATAAACTGCTATCATCAACAAATACTTCACTTGCTGCAGCATTTAAATTTCCTATAATATTTGCCGTTGGATAAATTTGAGATTCTAAGGAATCTCTTGACTTAGAAATTTTTTCGCCATTAAGTATTAAATCGGTTTTTTGTTTAGTCCAATATAGGGGTTTATTGTTAACTTCATCGATTCCTTGATTGACATAAAGATTTGTTTCAACCTTATCAGATCCAGAAATATCGTAAATTACTCTTTTTTCCTGCGTGGTTGTATTTTCAATATTTGAATTATTGCTAAAAATTTGCACCGTATCTCCAACCTTAATCGTTTCTACTGTATTAACTTGAAGAGTATCCTCACCTCTAGTTCCACGGTAGAAGAATATTGCTATGTTATCTTCTGGTTCTGGGGCTACTGAGAATGTAAATGAAGTTCCTCCACTAAACTGATATGAAACTCCTGGTTCTTGCAAGACACCATTTATAAAAATAAGTAAAACAGAGTCCAAATCAATTAACTGAGAATCTGGGTCATTTTCATCAATTTCAAAACTAAGTAATTCAGAATTATAGAAAAGTGGGAATCTTGTTCTAATTCCATCTTGGTATACACTAACAGAATCTATGTAATCCAATTCCCCAAACTGCCAAGAAGAGAATGAGTCTGTAAAAACATCCAAAACAGTTAATTCAAATTCACTGATTGGAGAAGGAAGACCCTTAGCAGTTACTAATCCTACAGGTTTAAATACATCTCCAATTCTAAAGGAGTATCCATTTCTAGTGACTTTAAAAGTTTTGACTTCAAATAAGGTAGATCCAATTCCGGTAGTAGAGCTAGATCCAACCTCGATATTTAAAAGTAACCCAATTCCAGTGTCTGTTGTAGCACCCACTCCAAGTCTAGAAACTCCAGTTACGGGTAAATTTTCATAGGATGGAGAAGAAACATTTATTGTTGGATTGGTGTATCCTGTGCCAGCACTAACAACATTAAATGATAAAGTTCCTCCGGCGCCAACGTTTGCGGTTATAACGGCTCCTGTGCCTATATGACCACTTTCAGTGACCGCTACAGAAACAGGATATCGATATCCAGATCCAATAATATCCATAGTTCCAATTCCAATTGCAACTATAGTTCCTCCAGCACCAACAACTGCAGTAACGGAAGCTCCTACAAGAGGTGCTATTCCCAATCCTCCAGTAGATCCAAGAGATACAATTACACCTCCACGAGGAAGTTGATTTTGATTGATGTCATATTCTGATGTAAATATGCTGTTATTAGAGGATGTTATTCCCGTAAAGGTAATACTAGTAATTCCCAAATTCTCTGTTATAATATAATTATTTGAAGAATTATTGAGTGTTGTGGGGGATTGGAAAATATTGTTAATGAAAACAATTCCATTTCCACCAGAAGTGCCCAATCCAACTGTGTTTATTCCTTGAGAAGTTAGTATAAAAGTCTGACCAATTCCAGTAAACTGACTTGAAATATCATCATAAATTTGATTGGTGCTATAATCTTCTCTTAAAAATACTCTTCCACTAAAAGATGCTCTTTCTCTAGGCAAGTTAGATTCGCTAGGACCGAGCAAATCAAGAGAGTTTCCTCTGGGAGCCTCCGTAAAGAAAATTTTATTCTCCGAAATATTGTAAGATCCTCTATAAATTCTGGCAATAGAAGTATCTGTGTGTAAACCTGCTGTAGATCCAACAAATCCACGGGTAACTTCTACAAGAGAAATTCCCCCACTAAATGTGATAGGACCAGTATTTGTTGTGCCCAATCCAACATTTTCTATTCTCATGTATTCTTCATCAATTTTTAATATATCGGTTGGGGTAATAGAACTAATTCCACTCAAAGCAAAAATTGTAGATGCCGTTCCGATTTGCCCGCCATTCCCGGACAACGTATGAGTTATAGAAGAATATGCTAAGGGACTTTGTACAACATCATTGATTGAAATTATTGATTTTTCATTCTTTTTATACATTTCTAGTTGGTGAGCATTTCCTAAACCAACAGATGTAAATGTCACTCCAATTCCTTGAGTTGCATACTCTTTTCTTGTAGAAATTCTAAATGAATCATTACTATCTTTTATCGCATATACAACAGTGGGTAATATTGTTGTAACGACACCGACATAATTCGTTGTTGCCCCAATTCCCATTGCGGAAGTCCCAATTCCAATAAAAGTGGATTTTGGAGTATAAATCAATTGTTCGCCGGTGTTAAAAAAGTGATTTGGAATTGTAAATATGCCTGTTGCCAAATTTAAAACATCAGTATCTGATGGATTAAATGTTTTCATAAAGATTGGCGTGCCCTCATATTCTGCTTCAAAGTCATATTTGTTTATATTTGGTGAATTTGCTCCGTAATATTTTACAGATGTGACAGTTTGCTCAACTGGACTATAAGTGAGAGCGGGTGGAATATTAACGGTGTCTAAATCCGTATAGAAATTTTCGCTAAACGAAAGTATTTCTAAGTTACCAGAAATTGAGGGATCTGCATAGAATTTAACTATAAAGTTATTTCCAGAAATTTCTGCTCCAAATGTTCCTATTCCGGAAGTACTTCCGATTGATAAGAATGGATATTGGACTGAGTATGCATCACTTCCATCATTGATTGCCATTATTTGGTGTAGTGAACTTGTTTGACCAAATCCAACTTTAATTGTGGATTTTGATGATGTAAACAAAGATCTATCTAAGACCAAAATACTGGTAGATCCTGAGGAAATGTTATTGAATTGTGATTGGAAAATTACCGTTCTTTCCGCTCCATCAGATTGCCCAGCAAGTTTAAATCTATAAGTTCCTACACCAACAGCAGTGGTACCAAACCCAACATTTTTTGTTCTAACTGTTATATTTTCTGCTGAAGTATTTGTATAGTTTAATGATAAAATTCCACCACTAATAGATGCTCCAAACGATCCAATAAATCCTGAGCTAGTTTCGGTTAAGTTATCATCAAAATAATATTCACTAATATAAGTATTGCTTCCGTCATGAGTTAAATATACTTCAACATAATTCATGTCAGATCTATCACTATTTAAAACATGAATATTGGAATAAATTGCAGAATATTTGGAAGAGTCTAAACTAAAAATAGACGTTGTTATTCCGCTGGAGACAATTTTATTTGCTGCTATTAAATCTACAAATCCAACAGACTGAGTAGTTCCGATGCCAGCTTTAGAAATAAAAGTATCTTGTAAGATTTTAATATCAAAATCTGAATTAATAGTATCCTCTGGATTAAATTTTAAGTAGAAATTTGATGTGATATCTGCATATCCTTCAATATCGACGATTACATCTTCATCATTAAGAGTATTTAACTCCGCTTTTTGTAGTGTAAAAATATTTTGGTCATCATTAATTGTTATGATTTCATTAAATTGCACTTCATTGGTAAAAATGTTACGAGTTTGAAC